GGTGTTGGAGTTTTTGCTCAACACCTGCCCCGTTGTTCCGCCTTTTAGGTCAACCATTGACGCATCAATTGCGTTGCCCAAGGTGCGCATCGCAAGCGCACCGTCTTTTACTAAGTCGGTATCGTCTGGCGTTTCCCAGCCAAAATTGGTCGTTGTTGCCATTAGCTAATAACTCCTATCGCGTCTTGCCATTCTAGCGTATTCAAAATTGAATTCCACGTTTCCGCGCCGTTGACCTGCTCCCAGCGCTGCGCAACCGCTGAGAATTCTGTTGGTGAAGCATTGAGGGTTATGTAAAGCCCGCCTACCGATGCCCTAAAAGACCAGCCTTCTACGTAACCCGTAAACTCGCCACCCAGCATTTGCGGGGGCAGGTTTGTTATACGAACGGGCAAGCCCATAAATACATTTAGGAGTGCGTCTCGGTCTGCGTCGTCCATTTCTGGGTTTTGGAGCGGGAAGGTGATGGACTGGAACTTGTAGCGTGGGAAAGCGCGTAGCTGAATAAGACGGTCGCCCATATCCTCCACGTCTGCCGTATTCTTGAGATAACTGGAAAACTGTTCTGCATAAAGCCCAAAAGTGGCTTGTGACTCGATGTCTTGTGCCGTGTATTGGGAATTGAAATTGTTTCCGTAATCGATGACAACTTTGTTTGCTAAATCGCCCTGCCGCTGAACTACGCCAATACCAGAGCCGATTGCGTGCCCAGCGTCTAAATCGACGTACCCATTCGCGGTCAAATAATCTTGTCTATGTGATGCGTCTGCATAATTGATTAGCCCGTTTGCGTCCTCATAGAGATAACCTAAAGCAGACGAAGCAATCTGATTTGCTATTGTTGAAATAACTTGGTCGGTTATTTGACGAGATGACATTGTGTAATCACCAGCATCGATTGTGCCTAATCCGATATTGGACGCGTTAGCCCAAGTCTCGGTGGCATTATAGGTATTCCAAGTTTCAGCGGGAGGAACTTCATTCCAGCTGTTGAGCAACAAATCGTCCAGTAGGTCAAGGATTTGTGCGCCGTCTAATCCTTCAGCTAAATTCCCGTCAAAGATAGCTCTTTGTAATCTTGCAAGAGCTCCGACCGCAGTTATATTGATGACCGTTGGCGATGCTATTTCACCACCGACCGTCACAACTTGTCGAATATCAGAAATGCGCCCGCCCCAAATTGCAACGTAATCGCCGTTAGAGTCTTGGACTTCGATTGTGATTGAAGTGTTGATTGTAAAACTGTAAACGGTTTCGTCGGTATTAATAAGCTGTAATTGGCAATAGCCAGCTGGGGTTGGCGTATTAATATCACTTCGACCGCTTGTGATATTAAGATTGGCAAGCGTAACCGATGTTACTTCGGTGCCATTGGCTTTAATGCGCCAAACGGGTGTCCAAGCCGTCATAAGATTTGTGCGCTCGTTCTAAGGTCGCCCGCTCCAGTTGTACCGCGGTTTGTTGAGTTATTTAAAGCCAAAACGACTGCGCGAGTAAAGCCTTCTTCATCGATAATGCTTGGAGCATTTACGTTTATGTATACAGTGTCTTTTGCTTCTCCAGCGCGAACGCCACCGAGATTTAATGGAGAACCAGAAGTTCCACTTTTGATTCCAATATTAAAAGCATCAAATGCTGCGTTCGTTCCAGCAATGACGCCAGAAATGGTATCTGCAATGCTCGAACCGCCACCAGATTTACCTCCACCAGTTGAACCACCGCCGCCACCACTTGAACCGCCAGTTCCTCCACCAGTTGTTCCGCCGCCTAAAGTTGCCCCGCCAAAAGGTAAATTAGCGGTGGGAATACTTCCAGTCATTGCAGAACTTGTGCCGATTTTCGGAATTGTAGAAATGTTAGGCAACAACGGAATGGCGTTGTAAGCGCGAATAATTTTATTTACCGCATCAATAACGTCGTTTGCCAATTCCTTTACCTTGTTGGTCACCGTTGCGATTACTGTGATGATTCCAGCAATAGTTGCGCCAACTGCCTTAATAGCTGCAACTAAACCATTTTCAAAAATAGGGATTAGGAAGTTTTTAACAAAAGCCCACAAATCACGCAAGGCTTCTTCGTTGTCTTTAAATGCTTTTACAATCGGGTCAACTGCTGCGCGTTTCGCTTCTTGGAATTTAGGGATTAAAACATTGACGAAATAATCTAAAAGCTGGCGTAAGACTGGAAGTAATGCGGCTCCAACCGATTCTTTTGCTTCATCAAAACTTACTTTGAGTCGCGCAATTTGACCCGCAAATGTATTTGCTTGGACGGTCGCTGAACCTTCAAAGGTATTTGATAATTCTTTTACTATTCCTTCAAAACCTAAAGTTTTTGCTTCAGCTGCGCTAATACCTACACCAAGACGAGCCAGTGAAGAAGTATTACCTTCGTAGGCTTTTGCCAGCGCATTGGAAACTGTTTCGACGTCTTTCCCTGTTGCGGCGGAGATATCCAAAGCTAGTTTTAAAAGGTCTTGTGATTTTGTAACGTCCCCAGTTGCTGTAGCTAAGCGCTGAAGTGCTGGGCGTAATTTATCGTCCGCAACGCCAGTGGCAAGAGAAGTCTTAAGAATCTGTTCCTCAACCGCTTTTATCTGCGCGTCGGTTGCCTTTGTAACATTTTGTAATGCATTAGCCAAACGCTCTTGAGCCGCTTCATCTTCAATTGCAGCTTTTACGCCTTCAATTGCTAATTTGCCAGCATAAGCGGCAGCTGCAGCAGCAGCGGCGGCAAATGCAGCGGCTGCTACCTTGCCAAACTTTTCAAGCTTGCCGCCAAACCCTTCGACTTCTTTTGAGCCGACGTCAAGGTTTTTCTTTAGATTGTCTACGTCCGCAAGAATGGAAAGTTTGAGCGTTCTACTTCCTGCCATTACTTATCCCACTCCTTTAAAATCTTGGAAAATGCTTCTTCCCATTTTTTGACTAGTTGAGGCTGAATCTTGCGCAATGCTGGGTAGATAAAGTATCCAGCGTTGCCGCGACCCTTGCGGGGTGTACGTCGTGGGAACTGAGGATACCTATTAGCTCCAAACTCATAACCCGCCCAGAGGTCTTTTGTTGATGCACCACCAGAAAAACGCTGACTGGCAAAACCGTAGCTGAATTCTCCAATTTTTGATGACTTGGATACTCGAACCCCGCTTGTGATTCGGTCAACAACTTCTTGTCCAAAAGTGCGCGTAATGCCATAAGCTCGAACTTCATTTGCAGCGTATTGAGCCAACGCAGAACTTTCGCGTTTTGCTTGGTCTGTTGCTTCATCGTCCATCGCTTTAAACGCTGAGATAATGGAGCGCAATTCGCGGCGGTCGTATGAAATCGGCTCATCTGCCACCTTTGCGCTCCTTCAATATCTCAATCGCTGTTAATACTGAGTCGATGTCCATCCATTCGCTCATTGGTATGCCAGTTGCAATTGCCAACTCAATTATGAGTCGGTTTATGCTTCCAGCGTCGAAGCTTTTGGGCTTTCATCTCCAATCGTCATTTCTTCAACTGACAATTCCCAAACCTCTTGGGATTTTGTCGGCTTTCCTGCAGCTTCTCGCTTGTAGGCGAAATAAGCTAGGTCGAGGAAGTCGGCTTGCTGGTAAGCGGCAATATCTTTCATTGAGTAGATTGATTTGCCAGTTTTACGTTCCCATTTTGCCCATTCGGGCAATCCGACGTTGTAGGCGACTTCCTCGCCGTTTGTGTATTTAATTGTTATTGATAGTTTCATTGCTCCCGTTTCCTATCTTTTAGCTAAATGTCTCTGTGACTTCACCCTTAGCAATCTTGAAGGTGAACGATACGGTCTGCGCATCGATTCCAAAACCGCCCGCGGTTGGAAACTCTGGGAGGATTGGAAATACAAATTGAGCGCCTGTTGCTGCGGTCATTGTTACGCTGATTGTGGTGTCTGGTGCTGATTCAGCTGCAGCCCAAAGAGCTTCGCAAACTGAGTTTGCCTTGCCCCAATCTGCAAGCATATCGAGCTGAAATGTGCCTTCGATGTTAACGGTCTTGTAAGCCTCGCCATCGAGAGTCTGATAAGTC